CCATTCTTATCCCAAATGCTTTCTATTTCTAAATATCTCATAGTCAATCTCCCTTAATAACCATACTGTTGATAAAATGCTTGATCTTCTTCTTCTGTAGTTGTAGCTGAAACTGCATCTACAATAGCTACGAAAGCCTCATAGGGATCGTTTCTAGCTACAGTGAAGTCAACACCACTAGAAGTCTTAATTGATGCTTGTACCTCATCCATAGGGAAAGCAGTGACACAACCAACTGTCTTATAATTATAACCATCTTCTGTATAATTAATATTCCATATTGGTGTATCTGTATCCCAACCATATATATGTATTGAACGATTGTTAGTAGCTATTCTCTCAAAACTATACTGAATGTTAGTAGGATGACCTTTTTTATTTACATAACTATTGTAGCTACCATAACCTACTATTTCTTTTGATAAAACTGTCTGCATTTTTTTCTCCAAATTTTGTTATTCGTTAATGTCTTAAAATTAATATAATCTTTGTAGATACATAAGTCAACCCTTAAACAAGGTTTTATTTAATTAATTGTGTTTTTTTTAAAATTAGTTACTATATTAGTTATGTTAAGAGCAAACTTTCCATCACTGTACAAAGGAGGTAGTAGTATGAAATATGGTAAATCAAAGATGGTTAAGCCAAAAGTTAAGAAAATTAAACCAAAAAAGAAGATGGTTAAAAAATATGGAAAATAAAGACGTAGAAATTCATGTAACTGGCATATCAATGTTTGGGAAGGCAGAGATAAAAAATGAACACAGTGGAACTACTCAAGAGGATAAAGAAAAAACTGAGGGAACAGAAATCGGCAATAGCCGAGAAGATGATTGAAGGTCGAGAAACTGATTTTCAATCATACCAAAAAGACGTTGGTTTAGCACAGGGTTTAGAAGCCGCTTGTGCTATAATTGACGAAACATTAACCAAAATAGATGAAGAGGATTAACCATGTCTCATCAACATGTCGAGAAGATATACACTGACGAAGAAACTAATGGCACTTGTGCCAAGCATCAGTTGCCTACACCTATGGGTTGGAAAATACTGATACAACCAAATCAAATCAAGCAACAAACTAAGGGTGGCATTATATTGCCTTCTAAGGCTCAAGAGAATGAGGCGTATTTAACTGCTCATGGAGAAGTTGCTGGTATTGGTGAACTTGCATATAGAGAAAGAGGAACTGGAGCTAGTTGGCGTATAAGTAATAAGCCAAAAGTTGGTGACAGAGTAACCTATGGAAAATATGCTGGTCAAAAACTAGTAATAAATGGTGTGAGATTTCTTTTACTAAACGATGACGAGATTACATCAATCTTGCCAGAGGGTGTAGAAGTAACTGCCTATTTATAATTGCAATAACTTGGAGTAGCGAACATGGAAGACCAAGAAAATAATCCTGTAATTCAGGAAATAGAAAAAGAGATCGAAGAAACTAAGCGTAAAGCTAGTGATGAAAACTTTGAAATCGAAATAACAGAAGAAAAAGAAGCTCCCAAAGAGGAAGCCACTGAAGTCAAAGAGCCAAAAGAGACTCCAGAGGAATATGGGAAAAGAGTCCAAAGAAGGATGGACAAAATAAATGCACAAAAAAATAGAGCAGAAAAAGAAACTTTGGCTTTGCAAGAGCAAAACGCTCAAATGCAAAAAAGACTAGAACGTCTAGAGCAAGAAAATGTCCAAAGAAATCAAAGTGTGGCTCAAAATGATTTTGCTCAAAGATACGATCTAACTAAAAAAGCACTAACCAAAGCAGTTGAAGAAGGCGATACTGAAGCACAAGTGAACTTTTCAGAGCAATTGGCTGATATGAGAGCTTCTATAAGGGTAGGTGAGTTGCAAAAGAATATGCAAAACAACCAACCTAAAACGCCTACAGAACCTAGACAAAGGCAAAGAGTAGAAGAGCCAACTCCAGAATTAGCAACTCAATGGTGGAAAGCAAATGATTGGTTTAACCAAAAAGGCTACGAAAGAGAAAGTGCGGCTGCCAGAGCAATTGATGTACAATTAGACATCGAAGGCTTTGATAAAAATTCTTCAGAATATTATGAAAATTTAAATAGTCGTTTACAAAAGGTTTTCCCAGAGTTAATATCTAATGTAGATGTTGCTGAAAGTAAGCCCAGAGCAAAAAGCAGTAAGATAGTAACGCCTTCTGCGGGTGGCTCAAGCTACAAAAGCAATAGAGTGCGAATGACACAAGACCAACTTAGGATGGCTAGGGAACTTGGAATTAATGATGAGGCAAGTCTTAAAAAATACGCTTCAGAAATACAAAAAAGTCAAAGGAGCTAGATATGACTGAGAAGAGAAATGTTAGAGCACAAGAAGCAAGAGAAAATGTTCGTGATGAAGAGAGTAGACCTCAAACTTCATGGACACCCCCAGCGTTATTAGATGCACCAGAGCCAAGACCTGGATTTGTACAACGATGGGTAGCTACGTCAATACAGGGAAAGGACACACCTGATAACGTATACAAACGTATGCGAGAAGGGTGGGAAGCTAGACCTGCTAATACTGTGAAGAATCAGTTGTTTCCGACTATTAATCATGGACAATGGGAAGGTTGTATAGGAATTGAAGGTATGCTTCTATGCGAAATGCCACAAGAAAAACATCGTCAGATGAAGGAGTACTATGGCACTAAGAGTGTAGAGCAAAACCAATCACTTTCTGGCGATCTTGATGCTTTAGGGCAAAAGACTGGACAACAAATCTATCAAGAGAGGAAGAGTTCAGTCAGTGGTGGCAGACAGTTGTCTGCTATGGAAGATTAACTTTTAAAACTAGGAGAGAAAAATGGCAAACGTAGACGCCGCTTTTGGGTTAACACCTACTCGTCATCTTAGTGGTAATGGTTACTCTCGTGCAAACGTATATACCATAACTTCAGGTTTAGCTGAGAACATCTTTACAGGAGATGTAGTTATAATTACTGCAGATGGAGTGTTAACACCTCATACTGCAACTGAAATTAATAATATAGGCGTGTTTGCTGGGGTATCTTATACTGCTACAGATGGATCATATGTATATTCACAATACTGGCCGACTGGTACAGTAGCAACGAATATCAAGGCATATGTATATGATGATCCATATACTGTGTTTAAGGCTCAATCAGCAGGAACTACTGCACAGACAAACATAGGTAACTGTTGTGACCTTGTTGCTGGCACTGGTTCTACAACCACTGGACAATCTGGATTTGAATTATCAGGCACTATGGCGGCAGGCACTGCGACTGCTAAAATATTAGCTTTGTATGAATCACCAGATAATGCCTTTGGTGCAAATGCAATAATGGAAGTTCTTATCAATGAGCACTTGCTCAAAGATAGTGCTGGAATATAGGGAGATTTAAACAATGGCAATGAATAGAGCACAATTTGCAAAAATGCTTGAGCCTGGTTTAAACACCTTGTTCGGGTTAGAGTATGATAGTTATCCACCAGAGTATGCTTCAGTATTTGAAAGCAATACATCTCAAAAAGCATTTGAGGAAGACGTATTGTTGACAGGTTTTGGTGCGGCTCCAACTAAAAATGAGGGTGCTGGAATCAGTTACGATTCAGCTTCTCAACAGTGGACTGCTAGATATCAACATGAAACAGTAGCGTTAGCTTTCTCTGTTACAGAAGAAGCTGAAGAAGATGGACTATATGGTTCATTGGCTTCAAGATATACAAAAGCGTTAGCGAGATCAATGGCAACAACCAAAGAGATCAAAGCCGCAAATGTCTTAAATCAAGCTACAACAACTGCAGGTGGAGATGGAGTATCATTATTAAGTACTGCACATCCAACTCAAAATGGAAACCAGAGTAATACTTTGGCTACTGCGGCAGATTTATCTGAAACTTCATTAGAAAGTATCTTGATAAATATTGCTGATATGAAAGATGATCGTGGTCTTAGGATCGCCGCACAAGGAACAATGTTAATTATTCCTACTGCATATACTTTCGTAGCTGAGAGATTACTTGAAAGTCAATTAAGAACTGGCACTGCAGATAATGACTTAAACGCTATCAAGTCAGGTGGTTACTTACCTCAAGGATACCATGTGATGAGACGTTTAACAGATTCTGATCAGTTCTTCATCAAGACAGATGTACCAGATGGTCTTAAAATGTTCCAAAGAAGTCCTATGAAAAAAGGCATGGAAGGTGATTTTGAGACTGGAAATGTACGCTACAAAGTAAGAGAAAGATATTCTTTTGGTTTTACTGATTGGCGTGGTATTTTTGGCACAGAAGGTGCCGCATAAAAAACTAAGATGGGAGAGGGGATAACTCCTCTCCTAAACATAACCCTTGACTGCGAAAGCAGACATTTGCCAAGACAAGGAGATTGACATGGCTAAATCAACTTTTTCAGGACCAGTAGTATCCAATAATGGTTTTATTTCTGCAGGTTCAAATAACACTAAAAACATAACTGCAGATACAACTTTAACATTTAATGATCATGCAGGAAGAATTACTGAAATAAATGATGCTGATGGTGTTGTAACTTTACCAACAATTACTTCTGCTGAATTAGGTGCAAAATACACTTTATTTATTGGAACAAATATGACTGGTAAAATAAAAACAGATGGAACAGATAAGTACGTTGGATCAATAATGTTGGCAGTAGATGATGGTTCTAAAAAAGCATTTGTACCAGGAGCAACTAATGACGTTATCGACATGAACAATGGTACTAAAGGTGGTAAAGTAGGCTCTTATGTAGAAATCACTGCACTAGCGACTGCTGAATATCTTGTACAAGGTTTATTAATTGGTTCTGGAACAATAGTGACACCTTTTGCTGATAGTTAATAGGAGGTATTAATGGCTGATATAGTTTCGGTTAAAAAACAATCAGACAACGTAAGAGAAACAGTATTTCAATTTAACTATCAATATGTAGATGGTGGCAATGAATCTGCAGTGCAGAAGATTGATGCCTCAACACTTGATGTAAATTCTAATGGTGATGCTTGTACGGGTCTAAAAATACTAGATTGTAATTTTAATGTTGCAGGAATGACTGTCCAAGTCCTCAAAGATGGAGACAGTCAAGACCCAATAATGTTAAATCTTACAGAAGATCAAAGTGGTAATTTTGATTTTAAAGAAACTGGTGGCTTACCTTCAACTACTGAATTAACAGAAGCAACTCGCACATATGCAGTTACAGTTGTTAATAGTGGTGGTAATAAGTTTGCACTTGGTGGAGTAACTGCTCCAGCAGTAAGTTTATTAAAAAATCATACTTACATTTTTGACCAATCAGATAATACAAATGTTGGGCATCAAATAGCTTTTAAACAAGGTTCTGGTGGTGCTAGTTACACAACTGGTGTCACAACCACTGGTACTTTAGGTCAAGCAGGTGCTAAGACAACTATTGTCACAACTGCAGATACACCAGATTTGTTTTATTATTGTGTTGCTCATGGTGAAGGTATGGGAAATACTGCATCATTAACAAACCCAACTGGGGATGTTTTATTTACCACAACTGGAGCGGCGGCAAATGATTCTTACCAAATAGTTATGAGATTGAAGAAGAATTATAAGGTGCAGTAATGGCTACTTCTGAAACAGTCGCTTTTAGACCTAATATAGAAGAAATAATAACTGAGGCTTATGAAAGATGTGGTCTTGATATTCAGACAAGAACTGGAGATCAAGCCATATCTGCTAGGCGTAGTCTCAACTTATTATTCTCTGAATGGGCAAATCGTGGCATAAATTATTGGGCAGTATCACAAAATACTCTTGATCTTGCAGCGGGTACGAGTTCTTACAACCTTCCTGCAGGAGTTTTAGACTTTTTAGATGTTGTAATCTACAATTCAGCAGATGCAACAAGAACAGATACTATACTCAATAGAGTTACGATAGCTGAATATAATCAAATACCTAACAAAACAAATACTGGAAGACCTAATCAGTATATGATAGATAGAGGCAGACAAACTGGCTCTAACAATATTTACAAGATATATGTTTGGCAAACACCAGATATTGGCACATATAAATTAAATTATTGGGCAATGACACAATTAGATGATGTTACTTTATCAAATCAAGATGCAGATATACCTTACACATGGTCAGAATGCATATGTGCTGGATTAGCTAGTAAATTATCTGTAAAGTTTGCACCTGATAAGTTTCCTTTACTTAATGGCTTATATAATGAGGCGTTTTCTTTTGCATCCGCTAATGATAATGATGGGGTTTCATTAAAACTGCAACCTACAGGGCTTAATTTAAGATAATGGCGAACTATGCTTCAGGCAAAAAATCACAAGCTATAAGCGACATAAGTGGAGCTAAAGTTCCCTATACCCAATTAAAAACTACATGGAATAATTTAAGAGTTGAGCCAAGTGAGTTCGATCCCAAACATCCACAATTAACGCCTGCAAAAAATGTAATAGATGCTACTGCACTTTATGACCCAAGACCAAGTACAGATGTAGAGAACGTAGTTATAGACTTTGCATTTACTAGCAATATATTTTTATCAAGAGTTGAGCGATCACAAGTAGGAACAAACATACATGCAACTGGCTCTATTGGAACAGTTCAACTACAAACTGAAGAAGAGCAGACTGGAGTTCAAGGCACGACTGCAGTTGGATCAGCTTTTGCAGGCTTTGATGTATCTGGAGTTGCTGGAACTACTAGTATTGGTAATTTCACACCAGAGGATCAAACTGATGTAAGTGTCACCAAGGTAACTGGAACTACTGCAATAGGAGATTATGATCCAGCAGTAGGCGTTAATGGAGTGCAAGCTACTGGTGGCACTGGTAACGAAAGCATTAACAATGATAGAATATTTGATCTGCCAAATGGTGGTGCTGATGCCACTGGTGCAATTGGAACGTCTGCACCACAAACTGATGTTATATCTAGTGGAGTGGTTGGAACATCATCTACTGGAACTCAAACAGTTGGTAATGAGCCTTTAGCAAATGGAGTACAAGGCACTGGTAATGTTGGCTCATTTGGAGAAGAAGGAAATGGTACATTAAATCTATCAATAGCAGGCACTGGTGCTCAAGGTACTGCAGGAACTGGAACAGAGGTAGCAGAAAATAATGTAATTGAAAGTAATGAAACTGGGTTTGGTGAAAATGCTTTTGGTTATGGTGTTTGGGGTGGTGATTCAGAAATTAGAGGAGTCAGTGGTGTAGGTACTGTATCACTAGATATCTTTGTTGGGCCGAATCCACAGTCTGGAGTGCAAGCAACTGGTGCAGTTGGAGATGTAATTTTTGATCAAGATGTAACATTCACAACTGGTTGGGGTGTAAATGGTTGGGGTGCGAATGAATTTGGTGGCACAGATATAACGATGGGTGTTGCAGGAACTGGTGGAGTTGGTACAGTAAGCCTAGATACAATTATAGATGTTACTGGAATATCTGCTACTAGTGCAGTAGGAAGCGAATCAGTAACGATTAATAGTGGTTATGGTGAAGGAACTTATGGTTCCCAGACATGGGGTAATTAAATGAATTATACAAGTTTAGTAACAAATATTAAAAATTTTATTGAAGATGATAGTGCAGAATTTGAAGCATCAATACCTGAAATTATAACACAAGCTGAAAGCATGATTTTTGGTAGATTGCCAAATTTGCCATGTTACAGAAAAAACCTTACGGGCAATTTAATTGTAGGTACAAAAGAATATTCTGTAAGTGGTGCTAGAATGATTAGGCAAGTTGCAGTTACTAAAGCTGATAGTAATGTAATATACTTGAAACATAGAGTAGATAGCTACCTTAGAGATTACACACCAAATGCAAGCACATCTGGAATACCATTTATGTATGCAACAAAAGATGCGAATACATCTGGAATTAAAATTTTATTAGCACCTTCACCAAGTGCTACTTTAGCATATGAAATAGACTTTATAGGTCTAGAAACAGGATTGTCTCCTTCTAACGCCAATAGTTGGGTGGGAGATAATGCAGAGCAAGTTTTGCTAACTGCTTGTTTATTGGAAAGTTCTGCTTTTCTAAAGGCTCCAGATAGTGTAAACTTGTATAAGGCACAATTTGATGAGGCAATAGCTTTGTTTCAACAAGAAATGCAACGTAATTATCAAGCAGAATACGAAGGAGGTATTTAAAAAATGGCGATAACACAAGCAATGGCTACATCATTTAAAGCTGAAATATTAGATGAGCAACATGATTTAGTCGCAGATACTATAAAGATAGCTCTTTATACAAGTTCTGCATCACTAGGAGCATCTACTACTGCATATACAACATCCAACGAAGTAGCAAATGGCAATGGATATGCGACTGGTGGAGTAACATTAGCAAACAGGGCTGTATCAACAAGTGGCACAACTGCTTTCTTTGATTCAGATGACCCAACATGGACAAGTGCATCATTTACTGCAAGAGGAGCACTAATTTATAATAGTACCAATGGCGATAAAGCTATTGCAGTTTTAAACTTTGGTGGAGACTTTACAGTTTCTTCTGGTACATTTAGAATTGTTTTCCCTGCGGCAGGAGCAAATGCGATTGTCACAATAGCTTAGAGGAGCAATTAAATGGCTAGTACTTATGTAAATAACCTTAGACTAAACGAAATGGGAACTGGCGATGCCAGTGGAACATGGGGTAATACCACAAATACAAATCTAGAGCTTATTGGTGAAGCTATGGCATTTGGCACAGAGGCTATTACTACTAATGCTGACACTCATTCTACAGTAGTTGCTGATGGAGCTACAGACCCAGCTAGAGGCATGGTTCTTAAATACACAGGAACATTAGATAGTACTTGTACTATTACAATAACACCTAATACCATTAAAAGAGTGCAATATATTCATAATGGAACAAGTGGTAATCAAAGTATTGTAATAAGCCAAGGCTCTGGTGCAGATGTAACAATTCTTGCAGGAGACACAAAGTTAGTTTCATTTGATGGTGCAGGCAGCGGAGCGGCAGTTACTGATGTTTTAGTAGGTGGATTTAATACTGGTGGATTATCTTATCCAAGTGCTGATGGAAGTAATGGACAAGTTATGCAAACAGATGGAAGTGGAAATCTGTCGTTTGGAACAGTTGATTTATCAGTAAAAGCTAACATTGCATCTCCAACATTTACTGGAACACCTGCGGCACCTACTGCTTCTGCAAATACAAATACTACACAAATTGCAACAACTGCATATGTACAACAAGAAATTGGGCATATAATAGTTTTAGAAACAGATAGTGGTAACGTAGACCCAGTTTCTGGTGACTTTACAAATGGAGCTATTTTCGTAGGACAATATTAGGAGATAAAAAATGGCGGCTAAACTATTTGGATTAGATGGTAGTACAGTCAGAAGAATACAAAAACTTTTTGCTTTAGATGGCTCAACACCAAGAAGAGTTAAAAAATTATTTGCAAATGATGGCGGATCAATAAGATTAATTTTTGAAGATTTTTCAACTTTTACAGTATCAGGAACTTCTAATCCTATTGTGTCTCCAGTCAATGAGGTGGTTGATTTTGGAGTACGTTCTGACTTTGATGCTGGTGGTACTGATGTTAACGTAAATACAAGTGGAACTGGCGATGCAACTAATGTAGGCGTTACTGGTATTACTATAGACGTTGATAGCAGTCATACATATGCAGGAAGCTCACCTTTAAGAAGTCCAGGAGGAGCACCTCGTGTTCAAGGACCCAGTCCTGGCTTTTCTCAACCACCAGCTAATGCAGTTTATTTTCCTAGTGATCCACAATTAGGTATGAACTCACCTACAGGTCCAGTTGGCACATTTATGAGTATTCTTGGCGGTAAAACTGCACCAAATTGGACACCAGGTTCTTATATAACAATAAATGGTACACAAACATTTGGTTCAGTACAACCACACCCTGCAGTTTATATTCGTAATTTTGGTGGTGGTGTCTATTTGTATGGTTTTGGTGGAAGTTTTGGTTCAAGAATAGAAGCACCTCCTGGAACATCAATAGGCAATATAAGAGTTGCTAGTGCACCAACTGTTACTGTTACTGGTCGTAGAGCAAGAGTGCAAAATGGAACAAGTAAGACATTCACAGTTTCAAGTGGTGGATTAACTGCTGGTAATAGCTTTGCGACTGGTGCATTGAGTGCTGGTGCAAGTACAGGTTATATTACTGCAAATAGTACAAGTGAGGCATGGACTTTAGTAGGCGTTGCAACAAAAGACCCAGCGACATTTACTATAACGAATGCAGATAGTAGCATTTCAGTATCAGGTACTTTTGCTGATGGAGAAACTGCTTCTGATGCAAGAGATAGAATACAAAGTGTGTTAAATGCAGACAGTACATTTCAAGGTAAATTCAATACTGGAGCTGATTCAGATAAAACAATAGATGGCGTTGCACATAAAGTAGTTACATTTACTAGTGATAGTGCAGAAAACACAAGTGACTTTTCAATAACTATAACTGCTAACGATGGAAGTAACACAACGCCATACGAAGCAACAACAACTCAAGGAGCTTCAGAGAGCTTGCAAACTACTGTACAAGTTACAAGAGCAGTAGAGGGGTCTGAAGTGTCATCTACAAAAGCAATATCAAGTTCAGCAGACACAGATACTGCTGGAGCAGAAGTTGCTACATTAGGTGGGGATATATCCTATGATTCTGGTACTAATAAATTGAAAGTACAAGATATGGATGCTACAGTTAACGTATCAAATGCAGGATCATTATCATTCAATAAAGACTAAATAATTCCAGAAAAAGGGGACTAATATGGAAAATCAATACAAAGACTTTGTGCCAGACAATTGTACGTCTGATTGGTGGGTTTATCAAAATGCGATTCCTAAAAAAGATTGTAATAGCATTATAGAGTTCGCTGAAGATAGGTGGATGAAAGCCGCAGTTGGTAATGAAGAAGATGTGCCCAAAGGACATATTATTGAAAGCGTTAGAAAATCAGATATTGTGTGGTGCGATGAGAAAGATGTATATAATTTAGTATGGTCATATGTAAATAATGCAAATGAAAATGCTAAATGGAAATTTCAATTAGATTCTGTTCAGCCTATGCAAATCACAAGGTATCAAACAGGTGGCTTTTATGATTTTCATGTAGATGGTAATGGCACTACAAGAGATATGATGGATAAAAATATGCCAACATATGGGAAAACTAGAAAATTATCTATGACAATAGTTTTAAATGATGACTATGAAGGTGGAGAATTTGAATTTTTAAGTAATGGTGGGCAATTAATTAAGGAAAAAATGGGTACTGTAATAGTTTTCCCATCATACATTCAGCACAGAGTTCGACCAGTAACTAAAGGCACAAGATATTCTTTGGTTGTTTGGTTCTGTGGCGAACCTTTTATTTAGAGAGATTAATATGGATGATATTAAAAAAATAAATTATGCTGAACTATTTAAAGAAAATAGACATGTTCTTGTAAAGAAATTTATATCTAAAGAACTATCTGATTTTTTATATAATTACACACTACTAAAAGCTAAATCA